TATCGCTATTTTGAACCAATGTGATGTCTTCTGTTAAAAAATTCGGAGAGGCTAATGGCTCCGACATATATTCAACTAAACAATACGAACTTATACTAATAAATCTACTTTGTGCCATTTCTGTTATTTATTTTTAATCTTTTTGAATCTATGATAATACTCAAGACCTACAATATTTCTAGTTGATGCATTTATTAATAATGTAGAGTTTTTGAAGTAGATACCTCCACCTATTCTAATTGCGCTAGGCTCGTTAACGTTAAGGCTGTTACTTATTCCTCCGCCTAACATAAAACCAAAACTTTTAGTTTTATCATCAGCTATTTTATTTTTAGGTAAGCTGTTTACTGTCATTGAATCTACACTAAGCCAATCTGGACCTATTAACCTAGAATTCCAGAGACCTCTTTGGGTTTCGGTTAATACTATTTCTATAGGAAACTTATTAAAAGTCCAATCACCTTCGTATTTATTATCTATTAAAGAGATTGATCCTGTCCATTTAATAAATGCAGTATCACTTTCAGGATATCTTAAATTTAAGTCTAAACTATTAGAATCAATAGGATCAACCGTAACATCACCTGTAGATCTTTCTGATTTTAAAGATATAACTGTTCTGTTCAACATTATAATATCTTCATTTTGATTTTTTATTCTGCTATATAGTTTGTTGTTTCTTTTCTTAAGCTCCCGCTTTAGATCTTTTTCAGTTTTATAGTTATTTACTAATTTAGCATATTGACCATCCGCTTCTTTTTTTACTTTATCTAATTTTAATACGTGCTTATTTGCTTCTTGTATTTGATCAAACATTTTAGATCTATCATATTGATTTTTTAAATGAGATCCTATCAATAACAGAATAAGAATCACTATTAATCCAATAAGTATTTTATCTTTATTAGTCATATTAATCCATTTTCATGATAGAAATAAACAAGTCCGGGGTTGCTATTTCTCCTGTCTCATCTTCTATTTTATTTATAAGAATAGTTTCTTCAGATTTAAGACTATTTATTGATTCTGATATCGAATCTTTTATATTTTTAAGCCTATCTATTTCTCTTTCAATCTTATTTACTGACTCTTCCGCTTTACAATACTTATCAGCTAGGTAGATCACTTCTTTTTTGTATATTTTAAATTTATTATCCATATTATGATTTTATTCTAACATCTAATGTAGAGTTAAGTAAATATTCTATTCTTCCTAGTCTACTTACAACTTCTCCCATATCAACATTTACTCCCATGGGAGTCTCGTCTTTTTTACCGGATTCCTCTGTTTTATTATTTACGCTAGTATTAGTATTTGTATTATTTTCAGATATTGAAGATACGCTTTCAGGCGTATTCTTATTAGAATCTAAAGTAGTATTAGAGCTTGATGTGTTTGTATTAGTATTATCTATGTTCATAGGAAATACTTCTTTATTTACATTAACATCATTTTTAGATACTTCAGTTAAACTAGTTTCGCTAGTAGTCTGGTCATTAGATGCTGAAGAAGAATCTAATGCATTATTAAGAGAATTGCTATTTATTGTTTCTGAAACATTGGATGTCGCATTAGCTACTTCTACCTTATTAGACGACATAGCGTCTGACATATTCAAAGTAGAGCCTCCTAAACTATTTTCACTTGATTGTGTTGAATTATACTCATTACTTATTTTAGTGTCTTGAGACGATACTTCGTTAATTGAATTAGTTGTTACATCTTGAGACGATACTTCGTTAATTGAATTAGCTGTTACATTTTGAGACGATACTTCAGTGTTTTGATTAGATAAGTTATTAATCGATGCAGCTGGCCCGACAGCCTGGTTAGGGCTAGCTTCTGTTAAGATCTCCCCCGGTGAGCTTGAATTTATAATATCAGTACTATATATAGCTTCATTAGATGTGCTCTCAGAATTATTTATAACTTTACCATCAGATCCAATATCTTCAATTTTAGTTTCTAGATCGGGAGATGTTTCTGGCTCCATTGAAATATCAGACGTCGATATCATAGAGTCATCAGCAGATTCTGATTTTTCAGTAGAATCTGGGTTTATAACACTTGTCCCAATATCTTCTTTAGATGTAGAATCTAAATCATTAATAGGACTGTTTTCTTTTTTCTCATATGAATCTTCTGGGTCGTTAATAACTGGAACTGCAGAGTATACTGAAGGGGCCGATACTAATTCAGATTCGTCTAATCCAGTATCACCCTCTTCTTTAAGTTGGCCTGCCATTTCAATAAATGCTGCATATAAAGCTGAATTATTATCAATACGCAAACCTCCTGGGGAATATATAGAACTATCTTTTAGATTATTTACTCCATATGATAATGCGTCCCAAAAACGATATTCTTTTTTAACTAAGTCATCTATTGAATATAAATTAGCATATTTTTTAAAATATGCCATTATATTTTCTAGAAAGCCATTTGCTCCTAACTCTTTAAATCCTTCTGCCTTAGCTAAATCGGAAGATGCATTTTTGCTTTTCTTTTCAGTTTTTCGTAGTTTTTTATAAAGTCTAGTAATTTTTGTATAGAAATCAGGACCTATTTCCTTAAACTTGTTAGAATTTTCTTTATATATGTCTCGGTTTACATTGCCATCTTCTAGAAATATTGAATTAAATATTTCAAGCATTCCTTTAGATTCTGCTATTTTTGCAAGTTCAGGTCTAAGTTTTAAATATTCTTCATGTTTTGCTTTAGCGATATTATCATCTTCTAATGCCTCATCGATTTCAATTTTAGCGTAATCCTCATATACTTTAATAAACTTATCTAATGCTTCAGCCAATTTAGTTAATTTTTTATTATTTATCTAGTTTTTAGATGAGAAGGTAAATTTACTGCAAACGACTTATTAGACACTGATGTAGTATTAGATTTTCCATTATTAGAAATCGCATCATTACTTTTAGATATATCATCATTTATTATATTTAACATTAGGGAAAAGTCTAACCATTCCATATCTAATACTGTATTCAAATCTTGGTGCAGCTTCACTGCGAATCGAGCGTTAAGCTCCAATAAATTCATTAAATCCACCTGAAATAATGAAAATATCTTTTGTAGTGAAGCTTCCTCCCAAAAAAATATGGTCCTCCAGTCTGCTTTTACATTTTTCACATGATCCTAGCACACGATTTAATGAGGTTTTTTTAAGTTCTTCTATGAATTTATAAACGGCAGTAAATTTAATACCTCCCCATCCGTCATATGAGCTTTTTATTTGGAGTATATTTACATCAGTAAGATCTCTCCAGTCTTTAACCATATACGGAGCTATGCTATAAAACGAATCGTCTATTGATCTTCCTTTTTGTATTTCTTTATTCTTATATCTTCTAAGTTCGCTTAAAACTCCATTTGTTGGCATATAAAATCTTAAAGTTTCTCCTATTTTTTCTGATTCTACTACGAAACATTTCTCTTCTTCAGAATACCATTGCATTAACTCAGGAGGTATGTTAAACCCTATAAGATTTTTACTAGTTACTTGTATTTTATTTATGTGGCCGCACGCTTTACTTTTACATTTTATCTTAGCCATTAACTTATTTTCCATATTTGGAAAAGTAAGTTCGTGTATTCTAAATAATAAATGATATAAGTCTACGTTACATATATCATTTGCGTTGAATCGGTGATTAGTTCCTTTTACTTTAAACTTGATGCATTTATTTAAAATAAAGTTTATTTTTTCCCTAACGTCTATTGGATCGTGCTCATCCATAGTAGACCAGTGCTTTATTTCTTTATTTTTTGCAGACTTAAGAACTATTTCAGAATCAGCTTCATAAAATAAACCTTCAGACGGAAGAAGGCTAAAATTTAGTATTTTCCACGGAGATTCTTCTGCATCAGACATAGAATTAGAGTAAGTGCTAGCCTTACCTAAAGATTTAGATGGCTCTTTTTTATGTATTTCAACTTGCTGGTTTATTCCGTGCTTTTCATCTATTTGATCTAAATGATTGAGCGCACTAGACTCGTCAATATTATCGCTCATATTGAATTGTTTTTATATATTAAACTAGATATTGATGAAAGGTTTTATACTACGATCCTATAAATTGATCAAAGGATTTAGCATAATATTTAGATTCTACAATTTTCTCCATTGAATCAAAGTATATTTCAGTAGTCTTTAACGTTTCTGGATCTTTTATTAAAATTGTAATAGTCTCATTTTTTCGATCTATATCGATATTTTTTATATTACCTATCGATACCTCCCCTTCTTCTGAATCTATAAAGGAATTTACTTTTTTACCTCTTACTCTATCTCCAATATTAAAATAATGTCGAACAACAGAAATAAGCTGATCAAATGGACTTATTCCAATGTCCGTATTTCTAGATAGATCCCTAAGAGGAAGCATTTTTATAGAAATACCAGGAGTAAATTGACTTCTTCCTGTTACAAAATTAAAGTCCCCTTTCTGTCCATAGAAAGGAAGACCTCTCATATCATCTCTATTTTGAAATGCAGTTACTGATGATGAGGACTCATTAATCTTATCCATGAACGTATGACTGTATTCTTTTTCTGTGTCCTAGTATCTTATATGATGCAGGAGCTGATTCTGTAACACCGGCTGCATTAGTCCATTCAAACTTTCTTAACCATATGTCTAACTTAGGATTGTTTATAAGGTAATTAGTAGGATATACTACTACGTCTGCATCTGCGTTATCTATACCCCATATTCTAATATGCTCATTTGCGGGTATATCTACAAATTCGACTTTAAAAATCGGTCCATTTGCATGTCCTATTTTATCACCCGCAAGAGGTCCACCTATTTGATTATATCCTAAAGATGTAGGCTGTCCAGTAGGAATTCTCCTATCAGTACTTATGAATTGTAATTCATAAGATATTGCGTGTGTTAAATTTAATATTTCTATTCCGCTATTTTCCATTATTATGCTGGTGTTTTTCCGTATATAATTAACCCTTTAATGTCGACTTTAAAAAGTGCGCTAGAATTAGTTATCTTTATTCTATTTATTAAGTCAAGGGTGACATTTGACTTAGGATTCGTGAATATTGTAAATAAGTTGTATATCGAATGATCTCTATATGATGCAGCAGCAACGTCTTCGACCGATACTGTAACCTTTTTATTTGAAATACTCAATTCATCTCCGTTTACATCCTTAGTAGGGTATGTGATATATAGCATCAATCCTCTAACATATAAAGTATCTGCAGTAAGAGTTGCTGGAGGTGAACTTACATTAATACCATTATCAAATATTATATGCTCTCCTCCACTAGCTGCTACTTCTATGCTAATACATGAATATCCATCAGCTGGAAAAGCAAACTCGTCTAAGCAGAATTTACCAGTAGTTTTATCCTTTTCAACTATCTTAAAACATTTGTCGTTAAATAATTGAAGTATTGCCTGATCAGATGCTGAATTCTCACAGCATATATTAGTTAAATCTGATATCATTAGTTATTCATATTTTTTTTCCTCCTCTGTAATTCGGGTTTCCTCTAAACTTGCTGCTTCTATAGTTATCTATTATGTCGGATTCAGAGATTCCTTCAAAACTACCTTTAGTTTTACCCCAATAGTTTCTTGCTAATTCTAATTCAGTAGGTTCTTTATTTTCAGCCTCCTCCTTTGGTTTATCCACATAAGACATTAAGCCTTCTCCAGATGGAGGTTCTGTTGGAATAGGAGGTATTATTTCATTTACTACCGAAGAAGGTTCTTCTTTTTTTTCTACCGGTTTTGCTTGTTCCTCTTTAACATCAATCATGCTCTCATTAAACTTTATAAAAAAGTGAAGAGCAGTAAGAGACATTATCGGAAGAGTTCCTCCCTGTATTAAAGCAAGAAGCCTTTTATGTTCAAGTATTCCCCAATCATCTACAATAGGACTTATTAGTTCTAACCATGATCTAAAAGATTCACTTTCTACATTAATATATTCGTATTCAAAAAATACATTACCTATGATTTGTATTGCTGTAACTAGACCGAACAAAAACCATATAGCTTTCTTAGTTCCGCTTAAAGTAGAGGCTGAAACCGAAGCAAGTGCAAATATTTCAATTGCTATTGAAAGATATATCGCCCAACTAAGAGGATTACCTAATTGATACCAACTAACTACATGACTAATTGACATTATAACTACAAGTAAAATAGGAACTAAAAATGAATTCCTAATTATTGTTTGTTTATTGTCGTTGATCCATTTTATCATATTGATAATTATTTTTTAGAATCTTTGTATTTTAATTCGTTTATTGGAATATGGTTTTTATCAGATAACTCCTCTAATTCTAAAAACTTCCACATTACTTTTTCCATAACATCTTCTGCTTTTTCAGAATCTAGAGTCTTCTGTTCTAATATTGATACTACTTCTATTAAAGAATCTACTTTATGAACCATTTCAGAGTTATGTGATTCAATTATTTTATTAGTTTTTGATATTTTACTACTAGTACATCCTCTACCAATAAAACCTAATACGAATATTACAGTTAGTATCTTCCATACGTGTTCTTTTATTGCCTGTGTAATTTTCATAATAATACTTTATTTTATTTATTAGTCTATAAAAAGTTATTTATTAGGTTATATATTCCTATAGAAATTAATCCGATAATAGATGATAAAAATATAGAATCATATATAAATCTAGATCTATTATATGCATTCATTTTAAATTTTACTTCTACTATATATCCGTAAAAGTCTTTATTATATACTCTTTCGTAATCTGCAGATATTGCGTCAAGTATGCCTTCTTTTTCTAGAAAATCTGTATATTTTCTCATTGAATCAGAAACAAACCTGAGCTCAACTGACTCTTGTTCGATTCCATCTGTATATTTTAGTAAATCAGGATTTAAATTAACACCAATATACATTAAACTTTTTTCTAGCTTAATTCCCATTGATTTAAGCTTGCCATCTTTTTCTAGCTCATTTAATATCTTAGAATATCTTAAATATCTAGATAGCTCGACTATTGATTTCTTAAGTATCTTATAGGAATCAATAGGGTTAATGTAACTTATTAATTTTTTCATATATTGAATATATTATTTAATGATTCTTTAAATGAAGGATGAGTGTTTAAAATTTTATCTTTTAAATCTATCCTAACTTTTCTTAATTTAGTCTTTACAGTATTCTCATTAATATCATATCTGCTTGCTATGTTTTTTACCTTATCTTTGTTTATCATTTTATCTATAGCGATATTTTTTAAGAGAGTATCCTCTATCCCATAGATCTCAGATAAGGTTATATTATATAGGTTTTGAAAATCTCCTTCTACATCTGACATATCGTCAGTTTCTTGCATAGTAGACCTTAAAGTAGATCCATTTTCTATATTAACGTAACTAACTTTATTTTTTACATGCAAATAAAATAAAGTTTCATTTCTAGCTATAGTGTATATCCATGTCGTAAATCTACCCCTGTTAAAGTCGAACTTAGATACATTCTTAAAAATCTTTTTAAGAGTCCACTGTAGAGCTTCTTCAGTGTCATCATTATTTTTGCAAAATTTCCAAATGTAAAATTTAAGCTTAGGATAAATTAAAGTGGCTAATTCATTTCTTTCTTTTTCTGTTATTGTGTCGTTAGTAAATTTATAGGCAATTTGCTGAATCCTTCGATTCGCAGTTTTATTAATTTCTTCAAACCCCATTAAGTAGTAATTATTTTGTTAAGGACGTATAGATTATCAGGTAGAAGTAGTGTTCAAGGTTGACTCTAAACGGCACTTTGTTATTATACTAAACTTTACTTATTTTTAAAAAAATTATTTCTTAAATTTTTAAGATGATTTACCGTATCAGAGTTAAATATATTAACGTCAGATTTATCTTGTTTTTTAGAGGAATATCCTGCGTTATTCATACGCCGAAGTTCATCAAAATCCCATGTTGATTTTGTGTCGCCTGAATTAAGATTAAATATTTTTTCTATTACCATTTTTTGATATTTAGGGTCAGATCTTTCATATGTTTCTACAGCAATATCCCAAAATTGACTAGAATCAAAAAGTGATGAAACGTTCACAGATGTCATAGCTAAATCGTCGTTTCCGTTCTGTCCTCTATATATTCCCCCTTTAGATCTACCAAAACATGATAGCTCATTAATAGTTAGCTCATCATTAGGTATTATTCTATTTATTGTTATCATATACTTAAACTTTTCGCAATATTTTAATTTATTAGTCGGACCTAGGCGCAGTCCAGGTTTATATTTTTCAGATGCTTGAGTATGTTTAGTTGCTACTATTTGACCTTGCCAGTAATTATCATTACTAGATAGCCTACCTAGTAATATATCCCCTTTATGGTTTAACTCTATTACTATTCTAGTTTGATCAGGATTAAATATGTTATATATTACATATTCACATGCCAAAGTAAATTCATTAATATCTACACTATTAGATCTGAGGTATCCGATCTGCACGATAGATATAGTATCAGTTTCGTCCTTAATCAAGTGTCTCTTTTTTAATAATTGATTTATAGGAAGAGGGACTACTTTATATATATTTAATATAGAATAATCTCCTCCAATACCGTCAGCAGTATCTATGCTAAATACGTAGTTAGCAGGATCGTTTTTAAAATCTGATATTCCTAATTTAGAATACTTTTCATGGAAGAATAAAGATTCACCTATATATGATAGTTCCTCGCTAAAAGGAATAGATGTTAATTTATATTCCTGTTTAATTATATCAAGACGCTTAAGGTCTCTTGAATTCAGTAATAATTTATCAGATGCAAAAAATTGTAGTCCATATTCCTGATTGAAATCTTCTATAGAGCCAAGATCTGCGATCTTGTCTTTTTTCCATTGCTCGTCTCGCCCTGAGACTTGCCACCAGTCTACTCTCAAAGGAACAAAGTTAGAATCTCTATTTACTGCGTCTTTCCATATTTCCCAAAATTTGTTTTTTCCATTCGGTGTCGATGTTATAATGATTTTACCATTTGGATCTGCTGTAACTGTTGGAAATATCGCCCTATAGAAATCGTCTATATTAGATTCATTTATGTGGGCAAATTCATCAACGTATAATAAGTTAACTGATAGTCCAATACCTGACTTTTTAGTAGTAGTTCTACCTACAATTCTACTTTTAGAGTCAAATTTTATACTACTTGCATTTATTGATTCTATCCCGGGCTTCATATAAAAAGGAAGACCTTCGAGTGAAATCTTAAATTTATCTATTAGTTCTTTTGTTGTAGAAAAGTTATCAGCTACACATAGTGCTGTTTTATCAACATGAAACAATAAATACCATAGCATGAATATAGCAGAAGTTACTGTTTTACCAGTCTGTCTACTTGCCATTAAAATACTTAAATTATTATCGTTATAACTTTTAATTATTTGAGACTGAAAATCTCGTAGGCCACCTGCTTCTTTAATAAGCATCCTACCGTCATTTGTTTGTATTACACAATGGTTAAATGCAAAATAAACCGGGCTGGATTTACACTTAGCTAATTCTTTTATTTCATCAGGAGTATATTCAAATGGAAGTTTTTCTCTTTTAAGACTCATGTCGTTATCTTTAAACGGTGAGTTTTTTAATTTTCTAATATCTTCAACTCCTTCATTTATGTCAGATATTAGTTTATCGATTTTTTCAGTAGTCCATATATAATTATTATTAGATCCAGGATCGCTGCTACTCATTGCTGAAACTCTAGTGGACGCAAAGCCTCCGCTGTTTGACATGATATCTTTCATCGTTAAATTATTTCAGTTAAGTCTATAAATTCGTCGGCGTCGGTATTTCCTTCTACTTCTACATTAATATCAGTATTCTTTAAGAGCGTTAGCTTATTAGTAGGGTCTACTAAATTAGAAGAATCATCTTCTTCTTTAACCTCTTTAACATCTGGAAGTTGATCTATTATATTCTTAGTTCCTACTGACACGAAATATTGACCTTCATTTGGGCTAGAGTTAACCTCAGTGTCATTACTATTTACTGGAGTGTCTGCGTTTAACTTCTTATATGTTTCCTCTAAAAATAGGACATAATTGGCTTGCATTTTAGTGATATTAGCCATTTTGTCTTGTAATCCTCCCATTACTTCCAATAACCTAGGATGAGTATTCCCTCCTGCTATTTCTTCCATCACTTTTATTAAAGCTACTTTTATTGTTTTTAATTGAAACATAAAATTAGATATATTAATAGTATCTAATTCTTTTTTATGCTTAGCGTAATCAGATTCTTCAAATATTCCAATGTCGACGAAGTTTTTTAGAAGAGAGTCTGTTATGCTTCTAGCTTGATCAGTAAAAGTACTACTCATTTCTTCAAAGTCATACTCACTACCGGTTGCTAATTCATCTGCTAATTCAGTATCAATTAAAAGATCTTCGTTGTCTGACGATGAAATATTAGTCAATAACGACTCTATTTCATTTTTTAAGTGCCTTCTATTTTCTTTGCTTATCTTACCTTCTGCCATTTTTAGTTTAAATCTTTTTCGTACTTTTCAAGTGCGGGGTTAGCGAAAATCTTTATCTGTTTTACTGATTCTACCCAGTTGTAAACAACATCATTAAGAGACTTAATGAATTTATCTAGAGTAGGATTAACATCAAACATTTGAGAAGACATAGTATTCTTCATAATATTATCTTTATAATTATATCCTAAGTTAAGACGTTTCTGTCTTCTCTTGTATATTGGTCTATAAATGCTATCTTTTGTCATATAAAATATATTAATTTAGAGTTTAGGTCTAGGCACTATATCTTGTATTTTGATATTAACTGCCCCTAGTGAATCTTCAGATATTCCTTCAGCATACTGATTTCCATATCTGTCAGGGAATCCTCCTCTAATAAGTGGTAATTGATTTTTAGTTATTATAATATCATTAAATTCGTCTAATCCGTTTAATATTGCATTTGGATTTAGCGCCTTGGCTGTTTCATTACGGTCTCCTAAAATAGTTATTGCAACAGAGTCTATTCCGTTAATTTCTTCTAATATCTTTATTAAGTCACTTTTAGGAATTCTTTTTCTTCTAGAATTATTTATAAAATAAGTGGCAATTGAAGTGTAAATTTCATTTTTTATTATATCTGTAGAAACATCATCAAATGCTATGATAGTAGTATTAATCACGTATTTTATTATAACCGGATCTATTATCTTAATATCAGTGGATATTAGCTTACTTCCTGTTTTTTCTAGGTATTTAGATATTTCTATTTTTTGGTGTCCGCTTAGTCTAAACCTATCTAGATCTGCTCCATAATAATCTTGAGAAAAACTAAACGTTTTTTTAATGTTAGGTATTAAAAATAAATTTAATACTCTATCGTCCAGTTCATCTAAATATACGCTAATTAAAGAAAATAGATTTAGTTTTCTAAGAACTATTTCGTAATGATCAGGATTAACTAAAGCAAAACTTTTAGAAGTATTAGGTGCAATTAATCTAGTCATTTCAGAACTTTCAGGATTTGAGCCAAAAAATGGAGCTTGAGTCGTTGCTATGTTTATGTAGTCGTTTAATTCAATTTCTTCACCTAAAAGAGAAAATCCTGTATCTATAAAATTAAATTTAACTTGAGAAGTATCAGTAGTTCTAATATTACCGCCAGGTCCTTCTGTTACTAAATATTCTACTATTATATCAGATCCAGGATTTGGTATTTTACCAAAAGAAGTATTTCCAAAGAATATATCTAGCCCACTAGTTACTCCAGTTTTAGCTATATATCCCTGTCCATTTCTAGGTATATCTAATAATGATTCATATCTTTTCCATTTTTCTCCATTTACAAAAACATTAATATAAAAATTATCTATAAAAAAGTTTTGAGAGCTTCCTATTGAAAAGCTTTCTAATTCTACTCCTCTGGCAGTTACTGTTTGAGTTTCTATAGTTCCCTGTCTGATATTTAACTTAACACCATCATCGTCTCCATTTAATGAAAACTTAACTTCATCCTGAGGTAAATCTAATATATATTGAAGACCGGTGTTTATATTAGTTAATCTTGTTAGATTAGGTATAATTACTAAATCAGTTGGGATTTCTTCCGCGTCATCATTTATAATAAGGGAAATTTCACCTGTTGCTGATACTGCTCTACTTGGGTTATGACCAGCTAAGGACGCGAGTGAGTATATTGAGGTTAGGCGAGTTGCCTCGTTCATGTTTAATTCAGTTATAGAGTCTTCTATATAATAAAATACAAGTTGAGTAAGGTTCTCTATAACAATAAGTATTTGACCGAACGGAGAAGCTGCAGTAAATACGTTTTTGCTCTGGTTAAATTTATTAGTTAAATACTCAATAGTGTCGAGTAGTAAATCTTCAATTGTAACTCTTAAAGATTTCAATACTTTAAAATCTCCTGACTTAGTAGTGTCTTGCATAAATACGCTATCTTTAGTTTATTTATTCATACTTATTAATAATTACTTTATGATTTTTTTAGATAAATAAAATAAATTAATGATTTGTTGATGACCGAGGAATTAGATAACAATAATATATATGAAAAATCTGATATATCTTTTAAATTTGAGTTTAAATCCCCTATTAGAAGAAGGGACATGGCGTCTAAGTTTTCAAACAACATAGGTAAAAAAGTTAAGTGGTTTAAAGGGGTAGATGAATCATACGTCCCTACTTCTAGAGTATATAAATTATCTAATAAGTATTCCAAAGATTCTAAGACTTTTATATTTGAAACTGGATTTATTCCATATAACGAAGCAACTCAAGTAATGCTTAGAGCTATGAATATAATAGACTATTTTGGATATACTGATGATCGTTGCGAAATGTCAGCAAACATAAAATTAAATGAAAAAGGAGTATCTAAAGTAAATAAGCTTAAATTTATAATGAAGCTTAACAGTGAAAATATCTTGAACGAGTGGAATACTAACAACTCTGATAGAAAAAAAGTAAATTACAATATATTAATAGATATAAAAAATCCTTTTATTACGATCTTATCATCTAGATTAGTTGAAAGATTAGATCCTCAATTTTTTAATGTAAGCAAATCTGAATTTTATGGTACTGATTTTTCAAATATAGGAAGAGGATATATTACAACTAATTATATTGGAGGTAAGCAATATCAAACTAAGAAAAAAGAAGCACTTAGTACTATTAATAGGATAATTTTAGCATTTAATGAATCAGTATGCAATAGAAACACTTACACCAGTAAAGAAAGAGCTGACATAGACCACTTATTAGAATATTATAAAAGCACAGTATCTAACACTAAGAACTTTAAAGTATTTAGAGATTCTTATCCTGATATTAAATTGTATGTTGATTTAATGGAGTTTGATCATTTATTTGAGGCACATTACAATAATTTTAGAGATAAGATATTTGAACTAGTATCTAAAGGAGGAATTAATAAAGGGTATATTAATTATGACAACGCTACAAAAAAGATTCAAGTAAAAGATGCGATAATAAGCAATAAAATGCAAATAGACAATGTTGAATTTTACAATTGCGTAATAGAAGCAGACGTCAGAAATTGCCTATTTAATGATTGTGTAATAAAACACTCTAGTTTGAATAACTGCGACATCATTAATAATAACTACATAAAAAACTCTAAAGTCATAGAGTGTGAGTACCAGGGATCTTCAAATGAGATATCTAATAGTTATGTAAATGGCCTAAATTCAGGATTAATAAATGCTGAATTGATTAACTGTATTGTTAAGGACGGAAGATTTACAAGCGAGTCGACAATCGATTCTGATACTATATTATTAAACAAATTATGTGAAGATTAAATCTATTTAATCTTATCAATGATATCCACTAATAAATAAAATAAAATATAGTATATTAGATGGCTGTATATTCAGGTTTTGAAGATATCAGGACTTTAAGTAACGCGAGTTTAACTTCAATAATTGACGTAACTAATCTTAATTTCAAGGGCATATCTGAATCTAATTTAGAGTTTCTAAATAACGTAAGTTATAATGAAACATTAAACGAGATGACACTGAATAGGGGTACGTTCACCTATTCAGATATAACAGATAAATTATCTCTACTTTCAAGTGGAGTTGCTACTTTTACAATAGATTCTTCAGGTAAAGCTGTTGGTAACGAATTATTAGTTAGTGTATCTGAGTCTAAAAGACAAAGATTTACTGATTTTGAAGATTATCCAGCGGTCGGAGTTCCCGGAGAGGTAGTATATACCGGAAT